CTTATCCATACCTGCCTTCAGGGCAGCTTCAATCATGCCACGAATAGAGTCATAATCACCTGCATTAAGCAGGTCAGCACTATCCATAAGTGCTTGTTTAAGTTTCTGGTTTTTGCAGAACGTATTGAATTCTTCCTGTACATAGTCTAAATCCTCTTGAGAGGCTTGGTAAGAGTTTCGAAGTTCTTCTTTGATAGCAGTTTTAAGTACCTCATTCTCTACCTTTACCAGTTCGATCTTAAGAACGTCCATAGTAACGGTGGTATGGTACTTATCAAAGTATGAAAGGATATTTTTAATAATCCATTTGTGCGAATCCGCATCGAAGTAATCTTCTCGGATGGTATCGCGGACATTCAAAAGGAATGTCTTATCGGTAAGCAATGAACCCAGTACTTTAATCTGAAAACCTTTACCGTACTGACTGAGTTTCTGTAGCGTCATTTTTTAACTGTTAAAAGATATCTGAAGGTTTCTAACCAACTTTCTGTATTCTTTGTTATTCCGTGCTGGATATTATCTTGCTGTAGCATGAGCATAAATGCGGTTGCATTTAACTGCTGACAAGGCGTCTCCAACACATCTAATATAATACTAATCTGGCGATCTGACAACTGTGGCTCCATAAGATTCATCAGTCCGTAGTTCTGATCTACAGCATGCTTACGTTCTAGGATCTTAGCAAAGACTTTTGTCTTCTCTACTCCCTCTTCACAGATCTCGTAAACGTAATCTAGGTCGGTATTCGGGGTATCGATCAGTTTAGGGAAATGTTTGAGGATCCCCTTTATTCCTAGTCCTTTAACACCTGATAGGTTATCGGAATTATCTCCTAGCAGCGATTTTACAATCAAGTAATTGCTTGGGAGAACACCCTGCTCCTGTAGTACTTCTGCCGGTCCGTAGACTGTCTTCTTAACTGGGGAGTAGATCTGTATCCGATCATTAACAATCTGCATAAAATCCTTATCCGAAGATACGATTGTTACTTTGCTTTGATCGAATTGTTTACCGATGTACGCAATTACGTCGTCGGCTTCTACTTTATCGATTGCAAGCAAATCGACCGGTAACATATGCAGATACTCCACCAGCCTTTCGATCTGTGCGGACATCGAAGCATACTCCTGATCTTTATTATCGTAGATCTCCCAGTTAGTGATTCGGGTGAGCTGTCGGTTGGCCTTATAGTCAGAATTTACATTCTTACGAGCAGCCGTAGAACCGGGTCCGTCAAAGACAATTACCACTCGGGTGGGTTCAAAGGTACGGACTAGAAAGCCTAGAGACTTAAGGAACCCGACAAGACCCCCTACGTGAGAGCCTTGTGGGTTCATCAAGTTGATCATTGTGAAGTTGCGAATGAAAGTATTCATCGCATCAATCACTAGGATATGATCGTTAAGCTTTCTGGGTTCCGACGGCTGGATTTTAGCCAGCAGGTCGTCGTATTTTCCCATCACATATCCAAATTAAGACCAAACTCTACTCCGATGTCTCTGAGGTCCTCTTCCATGTTTCCTTCCTCGATAAGTTCGAATTCGGTTGAACCAAGGGTTGTGAGCCAGTACTGAGAGTGATCTTTCTTGTAATTATCAATTGCTTTCTTATCGTCCTCAAGGAAGCCGTGAGTAGTCATGACAATCGCACCTCGGGTAGTAATACCGTTGATGTGATTCTTATCTACCTGGATCTTGGTACGCTTGGCAAACTCTACTTGCTTACCTCCTTTAGTAGCCTTGATCTTAGAAGTTCCTGAGTTGGTGATGTTACCAAAAGTAATTACCAGGGTAGCATCATACCACATCGCCATACCGCCTTTGTTCTGAAGCTTAGGCTGCTCCATCGGCATGCCCGGTTTCATAGTCCAGACCTTGTTAATGGCTACTAGAGTATTGGTATACGGTTGACCTTCCTTTCTAGAAAGAAGAATCTTCTGATTGACGTTGTTACCAAACTGAGTGCTCATCGCACCTGCATTCCACTCGTTGTTATTCTTATTTGAGCGGACTGAAAGCTCACACGGTACTGAACCGATTGAGTCCCATAAGAACAGAAGGTTGTGAGGTAGTTCGCCTTTCTTCTGCTCGTCCATAAGATCGAGGATGAATGTTGCTACGTCTTCGATGGTGTTGAGGTTGCCGCGGTCGGCGTACAGGAAGAAGCCTTCGTAGTCTAGGATCTCGCCTGTATCTGTATCAGCTACTTCTTCGAACTGTAAGCCCATCTCACGGGCATGCTCCCAACTCCACTTCATCTCGGTGATAATGAACACCGGCAAGACACCCATCTTCTGGGCTGCAACTGCTGCTTCAAGCAAGGCAGTAGTCTTACCGGTGTCACTATGACCTCGTAGCAGTGTGATGTGGCCTTCAGGAATTCCTGGGATAGAAGTGATATCCTGGAAAGCTTTCGATAGAGGAATCCAGCGCTGTTCTTTAAACTTTACGCTAGCAGATGCCAGTCCTTTATTCTTTTTGAACTTCCCGAGGTCAAAGTTCTTCTTGATCGCTGCTTGAGCGGTCTCGGATATTCCTTTTTTTGCCATAATTAGAACGGTAGATCGTCAGTATCCTTGAACAGGTCGTCGAACTGACTTACTGCATCTTTTTTCTCAGCCACTACACTCTCAAGAGTGAATGATTGCTTAGGTGCCTGTACGGCAGCAGGAGCTGCTTGAACCGGTGCAGGTGCTGCAGGAGCTACTTCTTCAGTCTCTTCACCACCATTGAGGTAGGTCTCAAGCTGCTTCTTAACGAAGTTGAAATCGTACTTAGTGAACGAATCCAAAGCAACGGGCTGCTCTTTCATCCATGACTCTACTTTTGCATTGTCTTCTGATAAAGGAGTCTGCTTAGGACGAATACGTACCGAAGTAGATGGGTAAGGGTTACCTTGAGTGATCTCAATGGTCATATCCCAGCCATTGATAACGTCGGTGTAATCTCCGATCTCCTCGTCTTCTGCAAGCTGTAGAAGGGTCTTGTAAACTTCTTTACCGAAGCTCCACAAACGTACTCCCTTCTCTTCCTCACCGCGTACTACTACTGGAGCAAATACACGCATCTTAGGAGAGATCTTACCTGACAGAGACCAGTTGTCCTTGTCTGAAGTCTTACGAAGCTCGTTTACGAAGTTAACGATTGGGTCTTGCTCACCAAAGTTGGTTAGAGCAATCATTGGGTACTTTCCAATACCGTAGTGGAAATACAGCTCCTTGAAAGGGTAGGCTGGATTGTCAGAAGCCGGTACAATTCGAATCTGGTGTTTACCTACTGAAGGTTTCCAGAAAATCTTATCGTAATCGATCTTCTCGCGTTCTTGACGACCGCCATTCTGCATGGCGGACATCTTCTGTTTAATAAGGGATAAATCCATAATAACTAATTTTATAACTGTTACATAACTAATTTAAGAAAAAAACCTTTACGATCCAACTTACAGCTCAACAATTTTGTGAAGCCGGGTGTTGATTCGTTTTAGTTCATTACCGCGGGTCAGCAAGATGCAGTTGCGGTAATCGTTCCAGTCTACTTTGTAGCTGGGGTCAAGATACCCGTCATTTAACTCTTTAATCAGAGTATTCAGGGCATTGATTGTATAGAGGGTGTTTGATTCTTTTTTACGATGAACCAAAATCGTATTATCTAAGAAATTAGCAACGTTATTAAAATCTACGTTGTAGGTACATACGTACTCATCGTTGCTTTTTGCGTGCAATACAAAAATCTTATTATAAAGGATTGTATACCTTCTGCTTATCGTAGAAACTAGTTCATCTAGATGTTCTTCTGTAGTGAAGGTACAGAACAATTTATTACTCATATCGTCATTCCAGGTTGTTGTGTCAGTGACGAAGTCATAACCAAATACTGGTGGGGAATTAACTTCCATTATAAATAGAATTTGCTAGTCTAAAACTAAATTATTACCAAACTTAAACTTAACAGGGTATTTTCCCCCCTGTTCTAGGATTTTCTTAAGATTCTCTAAGGTTTCTTTGCCATCTTCGAGATTAAAATCAAACAAGATAGCATCGTAAGTATATAACACAACCTTTGTTTTCCTGGTCCGAAGATGACCCAGCACCTGTTTCAATATAAGAACATTTCGACTTGTCTCCAAACTTTGAATGACATAGTTGAAAAGTTTCTGAGGATTCATATCTTTCAGAGTGCTGTAGAAAGGCTTCTGAGAGATCGGAGCATATACTACTCCGTTCTCGGTAAACTCTTTCCAGAGCTTATTCGTGTACTCGGCTACCTTATCAAAGAACTCAATATGACGCCATTTATCCGGCACCCCTCCATACATGATCT